CTTTTCATCAAATTGTGTAAATTGTTTTGCAGCCTTTATAATACTATCTTGTAAACCGGATGGGTCATTAATTGATTGGTTCATTAATTGAAATGGGTCAACTAAATTTCCAATTGATACCCCTAATCTTTGGAATGCTCCCGCGACTTCAATAGCATCTTCAGGTTTTAAGACTTTTTCCGCAAAACTGAAGGTTTCCGCCATATCAAATCTTAACATTGATGCCTGTGCCGCCATTTTGGTTAAACCTTGTACACCACCTTCAAATTGATATCGGTTCATTTTTTCCATATTATTGGCAACATCACCCATAACATCTTTAGCGTTTAATCCAACACTTTGAATATAAGTTATCGAATTTTCCAAATTTGGCCCGATTTGAGATACTTCATATCCAACATTCGCAAAGTTTTTAACTAAACCCTCAGCCGTGCCACCTAATATTGAAGTTGCGGCATATATCTTGGTAACTTGTTCTTCTGTTGCAATAACATTCCTTCTAAGTCCTTCCGCAATTCCGGTCATTGTAGTAGTAACATCAGAAACATTACCACCTAAACGCTTGACACCCGCGGCAGATTTTGATATTGCGTCACCCATTTCATCTAAACGAGTTCTACCCTGGGCAAAGGCATTATTAACTTTTTCCGCCTCATCAAACATATTACCAATAGAATTGATAATTTGATTAATAGGTTGACCTAGTCTTTCAAAACTTTGTTTAAGTTCATCCGCACTACCTATATCTTTTGGATTAATATCTGCCATAATTTTTTAACTTTATATATAAATAGAAGAAGGACTAAAATTTTTAGTCCTTCTTATTGTCTTCAATCCATTTATCCAATAAATACTTTCTCACGAATAATGGCATTTTTTCGAAATCACCATAACTAATGTTCATTAATTTGTTTAAATAGTAAAATTCGTCTATTTGGTTTTTCCTATAATCAGAAGAAAGGACGAAAAAATTCGACCCCAAACCCAACATTCACTGTCAGCTTTTCTCCGGACGGGGCCATTATTACTTTATTCATATCTAGTCTAGGTTCGTTTTCGTTCATAAATTTTCTAATAAATTTAGAATCTGAAATAGGCATTGTTTCAATAAATTTACCGATAGCTGACTTGTCATTGGAACCATCAATTTCAACTATTTCTTTTTGTAGTCTCCAAGTGATTTTTGGAACAACCCTACCTTGAGGGTATGTTTCAGCCAATTTATTAATGTCAATAATTTCTCCGTAATTAAGTGGTTTTATTTTAACAGTTGATTGAGTTTTTGGTAACTGAATAGTAAATGTTCCATCTTCGTTAGGTTTTTGACCATTAATTATACTTAATTGGTCTAAAATAACTTGAGACTGAAAAGATTTTTTAGTTGCAGGGTCAACAAGATTTAATGTCATTTCTGGTCCAAATCCCGTATTTCGTAAAAAAATTAATATCGCTTCAATATCCCCTTCAAGTAGGTCTTCAATCTTAACATCAGGTTCATATATCTTGGCTCGTAATAAACTTGTTGTCAAGTCGTTTGTCCCTGCCATTATAATATTTTCGTCTGATGCGGTAAGATAACCGACTTTTAAAGATTTCTTTTTATTTTTATAAAAAAGTCCTTGTGATGGTAATTGAACCACATCATGTGGTAATGTAAAATTTTCTTGACCGTAGTCTCTTGATTGTGTTTCCATATATAAAAAAATTAACCGTAAAGTTTATTGCTTTACGGTTAAATATAATTTGTTTTAATTTTTTTGTAAAGACAATTTCTGTCTTAAATCTGAAATAACCCATTCAGGTCTTTCATTAATATCTTTTTCCCAATATCGAATTAATGTTATACCATGATTTTCACATAATTTATTTTTTTCGTTGTCATTATCCTTTGTTAATCGTTGGGTATCGTAAATAATTTCCTTATGTTTTGTATTTGGATTACAATGGTAGAAATCACCGTCAACCTCAATTAAAATCTTTTCACTTGGAATATAAAAATCAAATAATTTAGATTTAAATTCATATTGGTATTCATATTTAGTGTTGATTAAATTTAAAATATTTTCAAATTTAATCTCTAAGTTTGTTTTTTTATTACTCAATTTTGATTTTAACCATTTAACTCTCCTTTTTGAAGCATCTTCTTTTAGTTGGGGATTGTCTTCATATCTCTTTTTTTGTGTTATCGATAATTTTAATTTTGATTCTTCTGTTTTTAGAACCCCTTTTAATTTTTCTGATATTCGTTTTCCCCTCTCTTTATCATTTCTTAATTTTTCTTTAATTCCTTCTATTTTTTTTATAGTTTCAGGTGTTTTGTTTTCCCACCATCCAACATATTTACCTTCTTTCCAATTTTTCTTTTGAGTTTCAATCGCTTTTTTATGTGTATCAGGATTTTTATGAAAATTATTTTTACCAACAACTCTATTGTGGTGACCCCTAATGAACCTTGAAAATCCTTTACCTATTGAAATAAATGGTGGAACTCCACCACAACCGCATTCACATTTAGGTATAACACCATTCAAAACATATTCAATATAGATTTTATCACCATTCAAATTATGTTTTTGACTTGAGTGACTTCTTAACGAATTAATACCATTAAATTCATTTTTACATATATTACAAACAAAATTTCCCATATAAATAAATATATGGGAAATTATCAATATTGTAAATGGTTAGAACTATTTTGTTATTAAAAAATCAATAAACTAATACACATCTATCCATACGAAGTTGTGCGGTAATATCCGCTAATGCGTCTTGACTATAACTTAAAGCTCCAAAATTAACATCAGTTAAAAATGTTCCATAAAGAATCCATTTTTCAACTACAACCCCTGTTGGGTCTAACATTTCAAGGTCGATATCTTTTTTATAACCCGCAGCATAACCCATACGACCGGTAACAGATTCGGCATGTAGACGAACCCACTCCATAAGTGCTTGAGCCGCTGAAGGACCAATCGGGTCACGGAATTTAACCGAAATTGGGTCCCAATTAAATCTACCTGCAACAAATGTTGATGTATTTAAAAATTGGATTTCAGTTGCGTTGATTTTGATTGTCGGTCTTGCCGCTGTTTCAACAAACCATTCATTTATTCCTAAACTGGATGGAAACCTTAAAATAAACCGGTTCTGTCTTTTTGGTTCGTAAGGTATGGGCATTTTCATTAATAAATCAGCCATGTTATTTCAATTTTGTTTTTTTTGTGTTTATATCTAATAAATATACTCTCGATTAAAATTTTTTTCTATTTACTTTTTTTTTAAAAAAATTATTATCTATTTATATTCCTTTTTAATTCCTCCAGCAGTAGAATAAGTCTTAACTATGTTATCTGGTTTATCTTTAAAATGTTTACTCATTACTTCTACATTTTTAATATCATCATCTGAAAATCCTATTACTGGTTCTTTTGGTATAAAATTATTTGAGATTTCATTTTTAATAAATGCTCTTTTATTTAAAATTCCAGCCATTCCTTTTATATATGATACAAAGGCTTCCATAGCTTTAACTTTTAATTCTTCAGGATTCGCAGCACTTCCTTCACCAAAAGTTACAGGGTGATATTTGTTTAATTCTAAATACGATTTAATTAATTCATCATCACTCATTTCATCTTCACCGACAAATGTTCTGTATTTTTTTAAATTCTTAACTAATTCATCTTTATTTATCCCGTTGAAATCACTTACAATGTAATTATACACCGCTTGTTTTAATGTTTCCGGATTATGACCTCGAGCAGTTATGATTGAGAATATTGACCCATTGTTAATTGCTTCTCTAAAGTCGTCAAATGCTGGCCCTTCTTTTGCTCTCATAGCATCGATTAGAAAATCTTTGTCACCTTCGGTTCTAAAATTTCTAAATGGATTATCCGCAAAACCAACAATAGTCTCACCTTTATATTGTATAGGATTTTTTCCCAAGTCGTGTCTATACTCGGCAAAATCATCAGTACTCATCCCTATCTCATCACCATCTTCAGTTTTTAACATAATTTTAGTTGGCATATGAACAATATTATCATCCCAATCGAATGCGTAATATTTCATATCTGGTGTCCCTTCAGGTTTAAATCCTTCTTTAAGTTGTCTTTTCATATTT